AGATAGTGGAGATAAAGAGACTGGTTGTACTGTTCACTATGTTAACGAAGAGTTAGATGGTGGAGAGATAATAGATCAGTCTAGAGTTATGATATGTCCTGAAGATACTGTTGAAACTTTAACACATCGTATTCAAAGGTCAGAGTATCGTCTTCTACCACTAGTGATAAATGCTTTCGAGGGACCATAGACTACGCTTGTCAGAAATCGCCTGTCGTCTTAAACTAAAACGTGATGTTACCTTAGAAGAAAGAATCTGGGTTAACAAACTTATTACACATAACAATAGTGCAAGAGGTATCTATGAAAATATTGTAGGTCGTGTCGCACTATAAATATATTTTATGGCATTCTATTATCCTGAAGGTTATTTCGGTCCTGTTTGCGATTCTCTAGTAACACAAGAGGAGATTGCAAGCAGGTCTCGTTTTGCTATTAAAGAAGATCCTGATCCTAAGGTAACAGTCTTTAATGGTACACCTGATGGTTGGTACGATGATGTACTTAGAATTTTTGATCCTCCACCACCATTTTTCCTTGGACGTAAGTGTAAACAAAGAGAAGATGGTACTTTTTATGATTGTGAAGATGAGTTTCTGAGTGATTTTACTTTTACTAGTCCTATAGATGTAACTGATATAGGATTTAGTGATGTGTTTATTAACCCTAATACAGGACCAGATTCTTGTTCACCTTTTGATCCTGATATAAACATTAGACCTATTATTTTTTATGATGCTAATGGTAATCAGGTAACTAAGATTAAGACACAGAGATCTACTCCAGTAACTTATGCTGTTAACAGTAGCACTAGTGCAATAGAACAAACCTCTGGATCTTTGACGGCAGCATTTAATGCTGACAGTAGTGCTTTAGTTGTTACTGGTACAGGTACTGGTAATATATTACTTACATTACAATGGAATGATAATCCTGGTACTGCTGGCGTTGCAATAAATACGATTCAAATGGGTGGACGGACTTGGACAAGAGGAGATGGTGCTGGAGGTGGAGCACAATCAGGTAGTCAGACTGAAGGTTTCCAAGTAGTACCAGGCACATATAATATTACATATTCAGGATTAAATGCTGCTAATAGTCCTATAGTACAGAATAACAGCACAAGTTTATGTTTAAAGGATGGTCATGGTCCTGATTGTAATGCTAATTTTACTGTGACATCATTACTCTCTCAAGATACTGTTGCTAATGCAGGGTTTTGGAGTGAAGAAGGGAATAAGTATGGAGTCTGGACTAACCCTATGGTATGTACATTACCATTAATAACTCAGACTGTTACCTATACGATAACTATACCTGCTGATGATACCTATGGATTTACCTTTGGGTGTGATGATAATGCATCTATGTTTCTTAATGATGAGAACACAGCATTTATAACTGCTACTGGTGGTATCTTTAATGCTGGTGCTAATGCTACTCCTGCAACAGGAACTAGATCTTTAACTGCTGGTACATTAAAACTACAAGTTAGTTGTACAAACTCTGATGGTGGGTATCAGGATGGTGATGGTAAACCAACAGGAGATGCATTTATTTGGCAACGAAATCCTGGTGGATGGTATATTAAAATTTGTAGAGGTGGAATATGTTCTGGTTCTTCTAATATTAGTTGGGTTAGATCAGGACCACACCCTGCATGGCCAGACTTTATGGATACTTATGCAGTCTATCCATCTAATACTGCTACACTAGAAGGTGTTAATCATAATGCTAATTGGATTGCAACGTGTCCTAGTGCAGGAACTTATACTCTTGAGTGTAGAGCAGATAACTATGCAGCATTTACATGGGATGGTACTTCCTTAGGATCTATAGGACAGAATACAGCACCCTTTAATGCATCCTTTACAACAAGCACGACATATAATATTACTGGTGTGACAGTTGGAGATCATACACTAGGAGTTACCGTACTTAATGGTACAGGTAATACAGATTGGCCAACTAATCCAGGTGGTGTTGCGTTTGTGTTGCGTGATGCTAGTAATAATGTTATAATGACTTCGCTTGACCTAGATAATGCTGGAAATGGCAATCTAATATGGCACACAAGAATGGCAATAGGATACGATTATGAAACTACCTAAACTAAAGAAAGAAGATCTACCAGACAGGATTAGAGAACTTGTTGGTGATGTTGATGTTGAGTTTGATGCTCTTGTAGATCCTAATGACATAATGATACTTCCTAAGTATGATGAAGAGAAATTTATGAAAGAGAAGGAAGATCTTTATGCTAAGTTACGTTATGAACAGAACAAATTAAATGAATTGATGAGGAATTCCGAACAGGGCTTGACAGATACATAAGTTAATGTTATTATAAATACTTATTCAACACAGGACTCGAAAGAATCGTAACCCTGCGTCGATGTAAACGGTTTCCCATGTCGGGGAAATTATCATCCGCAGGTTTTTTTATGCCTTGCGAGATACTTTTAAACAATCATGTCTATTAAATCAACAATCGCTGCAGTAGCAGCATCTCCATTCCTCTTCGCTGGTGCAGCTTTTGCTGGTCCTTACGTGAATGTGGAAAGCAACATCGGTTATCCTGATGGAGATTATTCTGGAGCAACTACAGATCTTCACGTAGGTTACGAAGGTTCTATCAGCGAGACTGCTGACTTCTATGTACAAGGTGGTCCTACATTCGTTGCTGTTGACGGAACTGACGGTTCTGAAGCAGAACTTTCTGGTAAGGTTGGTGTTAGCGTTGCTGCTACCGAATCTCTAGGAGTTTATGGCGAACTTGCTGGTGTTACTGGTGAGAAGTCAGGCGACGATATCGTTGACTGGTCTGCAAAGTTAGGTGCTAAGTTCACATTCTGATTGACACAGTAAATCAGATAATATATACTGGGTGGGGTTTATCCCCACCCTTTTTATTTTTTAGAAGTAATATGAATTTTACAGTTTATTCACGAGACGGTTGTCCATACTGCACTCAGATCAAACAAGTATTGCAAGGTAAAGGTTATAATTATAGAGAATATAGATTGGGGGTTGACTTTCAGAGAGAAGCGTTCTATGATCAGTTTGGTCAAGGTTCTACATTTCCACAGGTTGTATTAAATAGTGACAATCTGGGTGGGTGTACGGACACAGTTAAATACCTGCGGGAAAACAATCTTATCTGATGGAAGATTTTTACGAATTAGTTGAACATGCTATTGATAGTGCATTTGAGAAGGAGATATACCTTTTTAAATGTTACCGTTACTTACAGCATATTAAAGCAACTCGTAAACAAGTGAAAGAGTTTATTGATTCTAGTACTGCTAGTGAATTAGCTCTTGTAATTTCTGATCTCGATGCTTACATTAAAGGTGGGAGTGATAACGAACACCAACAATTACGTGAAGCATATGGTCATCTAGGTAAACCTAGAGCACGAAAGATTAGAAAATATTTGTATGCTATACTACATGATGCTATGCAATATGAGATAGATAGAAAACCAGGTCGGAAGAAACTATCTAAATAAAAATAGCTACGGAGAGACACATGGAGATTGCATTAGTCGTATTAATGGTAATCGGTGCCTTTCTGTTGGGACTGGTGATAGCATGGTTAGCAAAAGGATATGTAGAAGACTACATAGAAAATGCTGCTTACGCTAAATCAGTTACACATCCAGAGATGCTAGATGAAGACGGTAATATTATTCATGATGAATTAATTTACATTCGACCTCAAAACGACTGGACTGAATTTCAATCTACTGATGATGACGATGATGAGGACTAATTATTATGCCAAAACAACAACTTGCAAATAGTAACACTAGGTTACTTATAAGTGAGATCTTGAGAAAGGTCTCTAATGCTAAAACAAAAGCAGAAAAAATTAAACTACTTCGAGAACATAATTCAGCTGCATTACGTCAGTTGTTAATTATTAATTTTGATGATAGTGTAATCTCTTTATTACCAGAAGGTGATGTTCCTTACACACCTAACGATGCTCCTGTTGGTACTGACCACAGTCGCTTGGAGTCTGAGTATAGAGGACTGTATAGATTCTTTAAGGGTGGGGCTAAACTTCCTGGATCTAAGAGAGAGTCTATGTTTATTCAATTGCTTGAAGGATTATCTGCTGAAGAAGCAGAACTTCTATGCTTAGTTAAAGATGGTAAACTTTCTTCAAACTATAAGCGTATTACTAAGGCAGTAATATCAGAAGCATTTCCAGCAATAGAATGGGGTGGTCGTTCATGAAGGTAATACATGAAGACTGTGATCCTAACTTAGCAAATGATAAAAAACTACCTTATACTGCATATCTTGTAGAGTATGTGCGTGAAGGTAGAATTGCATATGACATAGTTAATACTACTAGTGGAGTTGAAGTCTTTGATGAGTACTATGATAAGTACAAAAAAGATTTCAAAACTATGAAGCAAACGGAAGGCAGAATTAATCCTAAATTATGGAACAATCAAACAACTCAAGCCAAGAAACCAAACAAACCAAAGAAAGCAAGAGGATGACCGTTTACTTTGATAAACGTAAGGTCGGAGAAGATGATAAGAAACTTGCTGATGCTAAAGAGAAAGAAATTAATCTTAGGTATGGCAAACAAGTTGTCGGATTCTTTATCAATCCCGTAATTCTTATGTTAGTATGGAACTGGTTGATGCCTGGTCTATTTGGACTACAGGCAATCGGTTATCTAAAGGCGATGGGTCTTTATGTAATCTCTCGTATTTTATTTGTATCTGATGAATAATGTATCTTTGATCTCTGTTACACCTGATGCAGAGAAAACAATTGGTTATGTAGCACGTGTCTCTAACCCAAACAATCAAGACAACCCAAAGGTTGCTGGACTATTAAAGTATTGTATAGAGCATGGACATTGGTCTGTCTTTGAACAGGCACACATGACACTACAGATAGAGACTACACGTGGTCTTGCTGCACAGATACTAAGACATAGATCATTTACATACCAAGAGTTTTCACAGAGATATGCTGACAGTAGTTTACTAGGAGATACTATTCCTTTACCAGAATTACGTCGTCAGGATACAAAGAACAGACAGAACAGTATTGATGATGTAGATCCATTAATGCAACAAGACTTTGAGATTAAAATGCAAAGACATTTTGTTGATGGAATGAAATTATATAAAGAGATGCTTGAAGCAGGTATAGCAAAAGAGTGTGCTAGATTTGTACTTCCTCTTGCTACTCCTACCAAATTATACATGACAGGAAGTATTCGGTCATGGATTCACTATATAGATTTACGGTCTGCACATGGTACTCAGAAGGAACACATGGATATAGCAAAAGAATGTGCATGTATTTTCGCAGGTCAATTTCCAATTATATCCGAGGCACTTGGATATGTACACACCAAATAGAACTTTTCAGTTATGCCTACGTACGATTTTATTAATAAGAAAACAGGTGAAGTTATTGAGCTTTCTATGTCTATGACAAAGCTCGATAAATATAAGGAAGAGAATCCAGATATGGAAAGGTATTTCGGTAATCAATCTACCTCTGCTGTGTATGGTAAACCTAAAGTTGATGATGGCTTTAAAGAAGTCATGTCTAAAGTTCAACAACATCACCCCCGTGCAAACCTAAGTCGGTTCACTTAAATTATGCCTAGAGCGAGAAAGAAATCCAACGGTAATGGACATTCCAACGGAATGACTGCCAAACAAATGAAAAGAAGAAAGCCTATCGATAAGTCATATATGACTGAGATTAAGCCTCTTACTAACAATCAAAAGATTGCTTTTGATGAGTATAAGGCAGGTAAAAACATGCTTTTACATGGTGCT